TAGATCCAACACAAGCATCAGGAAAAGCCATTTTAGCAGTACAACAAGCAAGTCAACAACCATTAGGAGAACAAGTAGAGAACTACAAATGTTTTGTAGAAGATTTAGCAAGAATATGGTTTGATATGTGGAAATCTTATGAAGTAAATGGAATGAATATAATGTTCGAACAAAAAGATGCAGATGGCAATATAGTACAAAAACCAGGAATCATCTCTTATGAAATGTTACAACAGTTAGAACCTCGTATTAAAGTAGATATAACACCACGTAGTAGTTATGATAAGTTTGCACAAGAACAGAGTTTAGAAAACTTATTTATGAGTGATAAGATAACTTTTGAAGAATATGTAGATAGTCTTCCTGCTGATGCAGTAATGCCAAAAGCAACTCTAGAAAAGATAGTAACAAGAAGAAAAGAAAATCAACAAAGACTGACACAAATGCAAATGGAAGCAAATCAATTAAGTAGTGCAATGAATCAAGTAATGCAATTACAAGGAGGTGGAGAGAATGAAATGTCCTCAATGCCAATTGGTGGAAATGATGGTCAAGGAAGTCAAGAACAACCAAATGAAATTGCAATGTAAAAAGTGTGGCTATGAAACTACACAAGAAATACCAAGTGATGAAGAGAGCGAATAAGCTCTTTTTTTATATGTCCAAAACGTGCTTATGACGATATAAAAGATGCAAGGAATTAATAGTCGACGGACTTTAAACGGGGAGGTTTAGTTATGGAAGAAGAAATCATAACAACTGATGTACCCGAAACATCAGAAGAAGAGTTAGAGGAAGTAAATATCGATACTAGTGAAGATATTGAAAACAAAGAAACTCAAGAAAGAGATATCGAAGCTGAAATCGAAGAAAGAGCCAATAAACTTTTTGAAGAAAAAGTAGAAGAGAGGCTTATCAGAGATAGAAGAGCAAGAGAAAATAAAAGCAAAGAAGAAATGCGAAAGTATAAGTATCTTGAAGATATCGTAAAAGCTGGAACAGGCACAAATAGTTTAGATGAAGCAATTAAGGAAACAGCTGATTTTTATAAAGGAAATGGATTAGACATTCCTGAATATAGCAACTACAGCGAAGAAGATGAAAGAATCTTAGGACAAGCAAGAGCTAATCAATTCATTAAACTTTCATACGAAGATATGGAAGAAGAAGCTAATAGAATAGCAAGTATTCCAAGAGAACAAAGAAGTGTAAGAGAAACCGAAGAATTTAATATTCTATGTGCAGAGCTAACAAGAAGAAATAATATCAAAGAATTGAAAGCAAAAGGATATGATTCAGATGTTTTAGAAACAAATGAATTTAAAGAATTTAGTAGTCAATTCAATGATAAAGTAGACATTTCTAAAGTTTATGAAATTTATAACAAATTAAAGGAAAATAAAGTTGAAAAACCTTATAGTCCAGGAAGTGCTAAAACAACAGCACAAGTAAAACAAATAAAAGACTATTACAGCCCTGATGATTTTGACAAATTAACAGATGAGGATTTGAATAATCCAAAAATAATGGAAATAGTTGATAAATCAAGGTTGCAATGGTTCAAAAAATAAGAAAGGAAGTAGATAAATATGTCAGTAGCAGTATTTAAACAAACTTTATGGAGCAAAAAAATACAAAATGCTCTAGATACTTTAACAGGATTAAGAACACATTGTGATTATCAATTTGAAGGAGAAATCAAAGCAGGAAACAAATTAAAAATAACAGGTTCAGTAGCTCCAACTATTGGAACTTATGTACCAGGAACAGATATCAATATCGAGAATGTAGATGGAGTAGATCAAGAATTAGTAATTGATCAATTCAAATACTTTGCAAGATATTTTGATAATGTTGATAAAGCTCAATCTATACCAGGAGTTTTAGAAAACGATACAAGAGAATGTGCAAAAGCTCTTCACGAAGAAGGAGACAAGTATGTTGCTTCTGTAATCAAAGCTGAAATAGAAAAAACAGGTTCAACTGTTGCAAAAGGTACAGCATTTACACCTTCAAAAACAAATGCAGTAGAAAAGGTAGAAGAAGGTTTAGTTGCTTTATATACAAACAATGTAAAACCAACAGACGACCTATATGGAGAATTTTCTCCAAAAATGTACTCTTTCCTAAGACAAGCATTAACAGAAACATTAACAAACAATGTTGACTTGGCAAAGAAAGGTGCAGTAGGAAAATATAATAACATAATGGTATGTATTGAAAACCTATTACCAGTAAATACAACAGACCATGTAAGATATAACATTATAAGAACTTCAAAAGCTGTTGCATTTGCAGGACAAGTTGACACAGTAAAAGCTATTGAGAAAGAAAAAGGATTTGGAGATATTGTAAAAGGTTTATATGTATATGGAGCAAAAGTTGTAAGACCAGAGCAAATATATGCATTACTAGAAACAATACCTGCATAGTTAGAGGGAGAATTAATCTCCCTTTTATATCGCTTTATGGGACAAGGTTAGTTCGACTCTAACAAAAGCGGAAAGGAAAGAAAATTATGGAAGAAGAAAAGAAAATATGCAAAGGCAAAAAGCCACAGGATCATGTAGAAAGATATATGATTAAACCTCAATACTATCAATTTTTAGGATTAACAGTAAATAAAGATACAGATGTAGATGATGTAACAGAAGACGGAAGAGTACATCAAACAATAAAAGGTACAAAGTTTATAACAGAAATAAAAGATGAAAGAGAACATAATGGAGCAAAAATTAAAGAATACTCTAAACTTGAAATAGACTTACAAGAAGGAACAAGATTATTATGGCAAGATGGACAAGGATACATTTTACCAGATTTTGAGCCAAAGACAGTAGAAGAGGTTAAGGAAGATTTAAAATGCTTGAAATTTGATTAAGGAGGAAATTATGACATTAGGAGAAAATAAAAAAATAACATTAGCATTAATTGAAGAATATGCACCAAATAATCAGTATTTAACTGATGATGAAGATATAAGAGCAAGACTTAATTTAGTATATGCTCCTGCATATCAAGAACTAAGTCAAGAAAAGAAAATAATTAAAACAAAGGTATTAAAAGAAATAAGTGAAGATGGAACAGGGTATGAAGAATTTTCTTCGCCAAGTAATATGTACCAACAAAAAAGACTTATAGCAATGGATGAAGACAATAACCAAGTAGCTCCTGATTATTACACATTAGGTAAAAAGATATACATAAATAGAGCATCAAATTACAAATATATTTTAGAATATTATGCTTTTCCAACTGTAATAACAGAAGAAACAGATAACGATTTTCAATTAGAAATAGACCAAGATGCTCAAATGATGGTGCCATATTTAGTAGCAAATGATATTTTAAAAGCTGATCCAAGTGCAGACTATACAGCATTTTATACTGAATATATGAGAAAAATGCAATCATGGGATACAGCAAGAAGTAGTATAGCAATAACAGTAGAAGAGGGAGTGATTTAATTTGAAAAGTACACCAATAAGAAGAACTTACTCTAGTTTTAGAGGAGTAGATTTTGCAAATGATCCTTCCTTAGTTTTATTATCAAGAAGTCCTGATGCTTTAAATGTGTGGAAGAATTATAAGGATACACAAGGAAGTTGTATAGAAACAAGACCAGGATATAGAGAACTTGCTAATTTTATGAGTAAGATAAATGGTATATATTTCTACAATGACAAAGCATTAATTCATGCAGGAACAAATTTATTTCTATGGGAGAACTTTCCGGATACCCCAACAGGAACAATACTTAAAAACAATATGAATGATGCAAAAAGTTCATTTGTAATATTCAATGAAAAATTATATATAGTAGATGGAGCAAATTACTTAGTCTATGACGGAACAACTTTAAAAGATGTTTCAAGTGATAATCCATATATACCAACAACAACTATATCACGTTCTCCAAGTGGTGGAGGAGAACCATATCAAGATATAAATGTATTACAACCATTGAGAAAGAACTCATTTGTAGCAGATGGAACTTCAACAGAGTACTATTTAGATACAACGGATATTACAGATGTTACAGAGGTAAAAGTAAATGATATAGTTGTTTCGGATTATGCCGTAAATACATCTTCAGGAAAAATAACCTTTAATACTGCTCCTACAGCACCAGTACTAAGTGGAACTGATAATGTGGAAATTACATTCAGTAAAGTCGTTTCAGGCTATATAGATAGAATATCAAAATGTACTAAAATGGTCGTGTTTGATAGAAGATTGTTTTTTACAGGAAATCCAGATTATCCTAATGCAATATTTCATAGTCAATTAAATACACCTAATTATGTAAGCGACCTTGCTTATTATCAAGACGGAACAGATGAAAGTGATATAAAAGCATTAGTAGTAGGAAACAATATATTATGGGTATTCAAAGAACCAAGTCAAGAAAGAGATACAATATTTTATCATACAGCGACAACAGATAGTATAGGAAAAGTATATCCAAATTTTCAAGGAAATGTATCTACAGGTTGTTATTCAGATGCTATAAACTATAAAGATGATATAGTATTCTTAAGCAAAACAGGTCTAGAGGGAATATCAAGTAATGATATAGCTTCACAACAGTTATTAAGTCATAAAAGTAGTCTAGTAGATAATAAGCTTGTGAATGAAAA